GCAGCACGCAGCAAACGAAATAGGCCAGAAACTTAGGGAGGTGATCTCATGCGACGTATGACAAGTCAGCCGGTCTCGATCGAGGAACGCGATGACGGCGGAAAGCGGATGTCCGGTTATGCGGCGGTATTTTACCGGTCCGGTGAGCGGGGCACGGAGTTCGAGATATGGGATGGCTTCCGCGAACGGGTTGCACCGTCAGCATTTAAGCGGGCGCTGAAGGAAAAACATGACGTCCGGGCCGCCTTCAATCACGACTCAGACCATGTGCTAGGGCGCACGACCAGCGGAACGCTGCGATTATCGACAGATTCGGTCGGCCTACGGTATGAAGTTGACTTGCCGGACACGTCCATCGGCCGCGATATTGCGGAGCTGGTGAAGCGTGGCGACATTACCGGCAGCAGCTTTAAATTCGAGATCCTCGGGGAAAAGCGGTTCAAAGAAAACGGCACGGAATACCGAACAATCGAGGATGTGCAGCTATTCGACGTCGGGCCGGTGACATATCCGGCCTATGAGGCTACCTCCGTCGCATTGCGGTCGGATGAATCGCTGGAACGCCTGCGGCAAGAAATGCAGCAGGATAAATACCGTCCTCTGCGAATAAAAGAACGCATGAGGGTATTGGAGATCATACAAAAACGCCTGTAAAAACAGGGCTCATCGAATAATCGCTTGCGTTAGACTGCCACCGACTTATATTGCCGGAAACAGTAGCGAGCGAACCATAGGGCAGTAACTTGCGGCTGGTGTTTTACTCATCGGACACCTTATGCCCGGTTACTGCCTTTTTTCGTAGCCGGACGGAGACAATAAAGCTATGAAAACGAAAGAATTGACTGAAGATAGAGCCAAACTGGCCAAGCAGATCCAAGAACTTGCGAAGGACGAGGCCAATTGGGACGCCGAAAAACGCTCTCAATGGGATTCGCTCAACACGCAATACGACGATCTGACTGAGCAAATCGAGGCCGAGGAACAGCGGATCAAGCATCGTGCGAGGCTCGACGAGATCGCCGAACAGCAGAACCGCGAGAGCCACGGCACCAGCACGGAAATCGGCGAGGAACGCCAGGAGCGATCCGGAGTTCCGACCGACGAGCAGCGTGCATTGGCATTCCAGGCGATCCTGCGAACGCATTCCTGCCGCGAACTGAAGCCGGAGCATCGGAAGGCTTTGGAGATCTGCAAGGTCACGCCGCAGGCCGAATTCGAGGCCATCTGGCAGCCGTACTCCTATCGCATGGGGGCCGGAATGTGGTCGACCGCGAACGGCTCTGGCAGGATGAAACGCGATATCGAGTCGCGTGCAGGGCTCAATAAAGGCACTGCGGCCGAGGGCGGTTATACCGTTCCCGAGGGCTTCATGGCAGAGCTGGAGAACACGCTGCTTGCGTGGGGCGGACTTCGCCAAGTCGCTCGGATCATCTCGACTGCCAGCGGCAATGACATGCCATGGCCGGTCGTGGACGATACGGGCAATACCGGTGAGCTGCTTGCCGAAGCGACGTCAATGGGAACCTCGGTGGACGCGACCTACAGCGTTGTCACGCTGAAGGCCTACAAGTACTCCAGCAAGCCGTGCTTGGTTTCGGCAGAACTGCTCGAGGACTCGGCCTTTAACCTGGCCGCGGAACTTGGCAGCCAGCTCGGCGTGCGGATCGGACGCATCACCAGCACGCACTACGCGACTGGCGATAACTCTGCGAAGCCGCAGGGCATCATCGCTGCAAGTGCTGGTGTGACCGCTGCGTCGACAACGACCTTCACGGCCGATGAACTCATCAGCCTGCAAGACTCGCTCGATCCGGCGTATGAGATGCTGCCTAGCGTTGGCTGGGTGATGAATAAGGCGGCAAGGACGGTTGCACGCAAGCTGAAGGACAGCAACGGAGCCTATATCTGGCAGCCGTCTTTCCAAGCTGGCGTACCGGACCTGCTGCTTGGCAAGCCGATCGCGATCGTGCAAGAGATGCCTGCCTTGACTACCGGACTTAAGCCGATCGTCTATGGAGCTCTCGAGAAGTACATCATTCGCGATGTCGCCTCAGCTCGGTTCTATCGGCTCGAGGAGTTGTATCGTGCGACCGATCAGACGGGCTTCGTCATGTTCGCCCGCCACGATGGTCGTTTGTTGAATAGCGGTGCCTTAAAGCGGCTGACGCTCGCCTAATGGTTGACTCGCAGATGCTACAGCCTGGCCGTAATGCAATGTTGCGGCCGGGCTTTTCACCAAAGGGAAACACAATGCACGTCAAGCTGAATCACTTCTGGTCAGGCCACGGCGATCCGGGCGATATCGTCGAAGTCGATGAGCAGACCGGCAACCAGTGGATCGCAGAAAAGGCCGCCTTCGCGGTGGATCAGTGTGATATTCCGGAGCCGCCGAAACGCGGTCCAGGTCGTCCAAAAAAGGTAGTCCAAGATGCTGAGATACCTCCGGACATTTTACACGACGCTGGCGAGTAGCACGGTCCGGGACTTCCTAAAATTGCATTTGCGATATACAGGGACGTCCGAGGATACGCTGATCGACCACTACTATGAGGCTGCGGTACAGCGTGTCTTTGCGTCAGCTCATATCCAGGTCGGATCGTCGACGTGGATCGCAGAGATCGACCAGTTTCCGTGCGGCGTGAAGCGGCTGTATTTGCCACCGTATCCGCTGACGAGCGTGTCATCGATCTATTATCGAGATGACACAGGAGCAACCGTTGAGTGGCTGGCAGCAAACTATCGCGTGAGTACGACCGAGGGATACGTAGAGCCTGAATTCGATGGCCTGTATCCGAGCGACGTCGATAGCCTGATCCAGATAACATACGTGGCCGGATATTCTTCATGGGCAACTGTTCCGGTCGATGTGAAGCAGGCTATCTGCTTCCTCGTGGAGCATTATTTCGATCAGCGTGCACCGGTCGGAGTAGGCATTTCCACGCAAGCGATACCAGAGACGTTGCAAGTCATGCTCGACCAGATCAACCGCGGCGATGAATTCCTGTCGCATGCTGGTCGTCAATCCTACTTTGATCACATCTACGAATGAGCTGGAACAATAGCGGCAGACTGCGGAACCTGATGGACGTGGAATCGCTGGTAGTTTCTGGCGACTTCACGGATGGCGATGCGTGGCTACTGACAACGCGAATGTATTGCGAGCTGCGACCTGCGATCGGCCGGCAGTCAAACGAAGGCGATGAGAAGGTGCCGATAATTACGCATGTCATTCGGACACGCGATAACGACTTCACCTGGAAGATCGATACTCACCGTTTCCGATTTGGCGAGCGGATATTCCATATCGAGTATGTGATCGATCCGAGCGAACGCGGCGATTTCCTGGAGTTCGGCTGCACTGAGGTGATCGCATGACAAACATCATCTTGACAGGAGACAAGCAGCTTGACCGTGCACTGTCGCAGTTCGAGCCCAAGTTTCAAAAAAAAGGAATACGCAAGGCCACGAGGGACGCGGCGAAGGAAGTGCTTACAAACGTGAAGCGTCTGGTTCCTGTTCGTACTGGTCTACTGCGTCGATCGCTCACAGTGCGAACTGCGAGAACAGGATTCCGTGGCAAAAAACTGCCACGCGGGACTCTCGGCCATGAGGTTACGACTCGCGAGGGCTCATTCTTCTCTGGCGAGACGTTTTACGGCGGCATCCTGGAATACGGAACAAAGAATGCCAGGAAGCCATCATCTCGTGGTGGATTGCTGCGAAACATAGTCCGGAGATTATTCGGTACGACGAGCACGAGCGGAAGCGGTAGACGTATCGAGCCGCGGCGGTTCATGCGTAAAGGTCTGTACGAGACGAAACCAACATTCAAAGAAAAGTTTCGGACCACACTTGCATCGGCATTAGAGCAGGTTGCACGCGAGGTCCGAAAGTAATGGTAGCCTCACCGGTCATATTCGAGCAGGAGCTGGCAGCGTGGATCGTCTCCACGACTGCACTATCCGACGCAACCAGAGACGACGCGAAGGAACAGATCCGCATCCTCGTCGGAGGTGCGATCTACAACGCTCGCAGGCCACGGAGCACAGGACCGCTGGCCATCACGATCGAGCGTATTGGTGGCGAGCCAAACTATCACCTGACGAATCAAGCAACAACTGTCAGCCTTATACTCGATGTCAGCGTATGGGCGAAGGACACGCAGCAGACGAAGTCACCGACATTACAGGCCCTGAAGGTGGTGGACTATCTGCGGCGGCTGCTGTCGGCATATCGCGGATCAATCGGCAATGTCACAGTGCTGCAAGTCGAGATCGAAAACGAAC